GTGCCAGTTTCATTGCTTCTAATAAGCAAGATTTTGGCCTACCTGAGCTTGTTAATCATTTACCTGCCGCTTGGAATCGCTTTCATATTGTACTTGATGTTAAAATTAAACATCCGTACACTAATTATGATGGCGATCTCCCAACTGGAGGTATTAATCTGGACTTTTTACGTGCGCGTCGAGCTGAGCTCCGTGCAGAACTTGGCGATCGTGCTAAGTTTCATCCAGATTTTTACCCAGTTGTATTTGGAGTTCGTACTAAAGGCATGAATGGCTTTAACGAACCCAAAACTTATATATCTTTTCAGGAAGTTATAGAATACATTAGAGACGCTGCTCGTAAACATAAACAAGTTGTTCTGAATCACCAAAATAATACATATTCTAATGTCACTGACATTAAATGTAGTAAGTGTGATAAATATGCTTGTTCATGTTTTGAGCCAACTTCTGGCTCTGTTGCAGCGCCTTCTTTCCTTCTATACTTCTCTGTTTACATGATGTATCTTGTAACTGCTTTCCTGGTTCAATTTATGCGATTCTTACGAGTTGAAAATAAATATACCAGGCCTATCCGAGTAGCTCATTATCGGGCTATTTTGGAAAAGCAGTATTTAAAAATCTTAGATGCTACTGCTAAACATAAGCTTTCTTTTAAGGAAGCTATTGGTAAGTATTTGTACTCTAGTTTTCGAACAGAGGCCTTAAACTCCAATTTTCATGTTATAGCAATTTTAGCAGCTCTTACTGGAAGCTATCTTCTCGCCAAGTATTTTACTGGCGGTGAGAAAGCCGAAGAAGTTATTGAGACTTCTGGAAAGTCTTTCGCTAGATCTGATCTTCCTCCGAATCAACCGAGAGTTCCGAGCAAAGTCGTTTCTTCTACCAATAATATTTGGGGAAACAGTAACGTCTCGAAGACGATCTATGGAAAGGCTTGTGCAAGTCCTAAAGAGCTCCTTATCTCTAAGATTTGGAATAACACTAAGATTATTATGAACACTTCAAATGGTGAGTATGTACATCTTGTTAATGTACATTCTTGTTATCATTTGTGTGTTCGACATTTCGTTGACAAATTAGGTTCTAGTAAATTTGATATATTAGAACCAATAGCTACCGAAGATGGAGAGATTTATATGGAAAAGATTCTTACTTTATCCTTAAAGAATATCCACGTCATCAATATTGGTGACGATTCTTGTCTTCTCTATCTTCCTAGCTTACGTGCTGGACCTAGTCTTCTTAAGTATTTCTTAGAAGATAAAGGTTCAATGCAATCTGTCAGCGCTACCTATTTTTCGTATGATCCAAATGACTACTCTGCTACTGAAGTTGGCTTTGAAGGCAATTTCAGTAATTTTACTGTTACAGTTGGAAATAATGTTTACTCACGACCTGGAATCGTGGGTAGATCAACATTTCCAAGCTTTAAAGGTAATTGTGGTAGTCCTATGGTATGCGAACATAGATCCCAAAATTTTATTGTTGGGATAGTTGTTGCTGGCGTTGTCGGTAACACTATAGTTGCTGCTGAGCATGTTAATGGAAAGGTTTTAGTAAAAGCGATTGAATCGCATATTACACCTATCCTTAAACCTACCAGCGGTAACTTACTAGAAGAATCACCTAATTTAAGTGATATTAGCGAAAAACTTCGGATGCCCACCCGAGAATGTAACTCGTGGTGGATGGAACCCAATACTGTAGGCTCTATTAAAACCTTTGGAGTATTGCCTGTGTGTGTAGCACGGCCAAGATCCAAAGTTTTTGATTTGCCTACTTCGAAGTTCTTTGCTAAATATTTTCCTTCTGAATATCATCATAATCTGATACAACCTAATTTTAAGTCCTACAGGTCTGAATCTGGTCACTATTACGGTGTGTACCGTAATATGCTTGACCAGGTTAATACACCTGCAGTTAACTTAGATTTGAAGCACTTGGAGGCTTGTGTTAGACACTTAGCCGCAAAGTTTTTCAGAGTTGATGAATTTAAGGAGGTTGAATTTTGGGACATAGACCATTCTTGCAGCGGTGCATCATATAATGATTACTGCCGTCCATTGCCGAAGCATACTTCAGCAGGATGGCCATTTAGTTGCAAGAAAATTGATCTATTAGTTCCTTCAGATTCCGAATACGCTCCAGCAGGTTTCGTCCCCAATGACGAATTGCGCTCAGCGATCGAGAACGCTTTGTCCGTCTACGCAAGTGGGACACGTTACGACCATGTAATGAAGACTTGTATGAAAGATGAACCACGTGACAGAAGCAAAGTAGCCAAACGCTCTATTCGAGTGTTTACTGCTGCTCCTGTTGATATGGTTATCATTCAGAAGATGTTCTTCGGATCGTTCTCCGGAATCTTTATAGCTAATTTCCAAGTGACAGAAACTGTAGCTGGCTTAAATTGTTATAGTACGCAATGGGGTCAAGTCTTTCATAGACTTAACCGACATCCCAATGCGTTCGATGGAGATTTCTCCAAATATGACAAGAAGTCAGCAGCAGTGGCCCTTAGTGGTGCCTATTCTGTTATGGTTAATGTCATTCGAAGCGTTTTTGACATTAGCCTTCCTCAGGAGAAGATTTTCTCTGTTATTATGACAGAGATAATATATCCTATTCTTCTGATGGAACAAGACCTTATTGGTCTTAATGGCAGCTCAGCTCGGGAGTATGGCTTACTCTGATTCTGAATAATATACTTAATAGTTTATTAATCAGGATGGCATGGCTT